AATATCAAGATTTGTTATTGTATGCAGCATTGGTAGAAGCATATGGGTACTTGAAAGGTCCCACAGATATGTTACAATACTACGAAAGTGCTTATAGAAGAGCACTCGCATCGTACTCTATCGAACAACAAGGTAGAAGACGCAGAGACGAATATCAAGATGGTGTAATTCGTACTCCTTTACAATCACCATCACCATAATTAAGGAGATAAATATATGGCTAATGTTATACCTGACTCTTTTAAAACAGACCTATTAAAAGGAACGTTTAATTTTGATTCATCTGGTGGGTCAACTTTTAAACTTGCTTTATACACAGATATATCGGGGTTAACTGCTACAGCAACAACTGCATTTACTGCTACGAATGAAGTTGGTACTTCTGGTACAAACTATTCATCTGGAGGAAACACATTAAGTAATCTTGGTGTTAACCTTACTAGTAATATTGCATTTGTTGATTTTGGAGATTTAACTTTTTCATCTGTAACGTTATCAGCGGTAGGAGCTCTGATTTATAAGAGTGGCGGTTCTAATGAAGCAGTATTAGTTTTAGACTTTGGTGGAACAAAAACAGCAACTAACGGAGATTTTGTTGTTCAGTTTCCAGCGGCAACTAACTCTGCAGCTATTATTAGATTAGGCAACGCGTAATATTTTTGGAGTAGTAGATGGCATTTGTATTAAATGACAGGGTAAAAGAAACTACCACTACTACAGGTACAGGAACTATTTCTTTAGCTGGTGCTGAAACTGGCTTTGAAACTTTTGTAGCTGGTATTGGTACAACTAATAAAACGTTCTATGCTATAGAATTACCTGGACAAGCTGAGTTCGAGGTAGGTGTTGGTACAGTTACTGATGCTAGCCCAGATACTTTGTCCAGAGATACGGTTATCTCCTCATCAAATTCTGATAGTAAAGTAGATTTTTCTGCGGGAACAAAAAATGTTTTTTGTACATATCCTGCATCTAAAGCCCCGTCTGCAAGTATGACGGCTGCAACTTATGCTTTTAATCACTCATCAACTTTGTCTGATGATCAAACAATTAGTAATGCAGTATTAGCAGGACCAGTTACGGTAACTGGAACTCAAACAATAACAGGAACGGTAGTAGTAGTTTAATGTCAAAGATAGAAGTAAATACAGTTGAACCACAATGCGGAACTACTTTAACAGTAGGAGAATCTGGTGGTAGCGTTAGAACAGGTTCAGATAATTTACAAGCATCAGATGGCGGTAATTTAATAAGTCAATCTGGAACTACAATTACAATAGGTGCCTCAGGTGATACAGTATCACTAGCTAGTGGAGCAAGTCAGTCAGGTTTTGGTAGATCGGGAACTGTTGATTGGCAAACAGGATCAATTAAAACATCTACATTTACAGCAGTTAGTGGACAAGGGTTTTTTGCAGATACATCTTCAGGTGCAATTACAATGAACCTACCAGCAGGAACTGCTGGAGCAATAGTTTCTGTAGCAGATTATACAAATACTTTTCAAACAAATAGTTTAACAATTACACCAAATGGAACACAAAAACTTGGTGGAGTAAATGCAAGTGCAGTTTTATCAACAGAAGGTCAATCAGTTACTTTTGTATATGTAGATGATACTGAGGGATGGAAAAATGTTCAAGACTCAACATCAAATGTTACAGGTAATCCAAATTTTGAAGCGACAGGGGGTTCAGTGTCAACTCTTTGTACAAATTTTAAAGTTCACACTTTTACATCTCCAGGAACGTTTTGTGTTTCTAATTTATCGTCAACAGCAGAACGTAACATAGTTTCATATTTAGTAGTCGCTGGTGGAGGTTCAGGTGGGTCAAGAGATAGAGCTGGTGGAGGCGGAGCAGGTGGTTATAGAGAAGGTAAAAACGCTCCAGTTTGTTCTTACACAGCGTCACCTTTAAATGCTCCAGCAGGTATAACCATACCAGCTACAGGAGCTTATCCAGTAACAGTTGGTGCAGGTGCGGCTGCAAACCCTGCCTCTCCACCTACTAAAGGTAATGCAGGATCTGTTTCAACTTTTTCAAGTATAACTAGCGCTGGTGGTGGAGCTGGAGGAAATACAACAAGTGAACCACCAAGTTGTTTAAATGGTGGATCTGGTGGTGGAATGGGAGTAGGAGGAGTTGGAAACCCAGGTACTCCTGGAGGATTAGGTAATCAACCTCCTGTAAGTCCTCCTCAAGGAAGTAATGGTGGATCAGCACAACACATATCAAACGGAGGATCTGGTGGTGGCGGCGGTGCTACGGCAGCCGGAGGAAATGGTTCTGGTAGTGTGCCTGGAACAGGTGGAACAGGTGGAGCTGGAGCAACTTCTAGTATTAATGGAACACCAACAGCAAGAGCTGGCGGCGGTGGCGGCGGTGGAGATTCAGGAAACCGACCCGGAGGAACAGGTGGCGGTGGAGCTGGTCAAGCAGCCGGAACAGCTAATACTGGCGGTGGCGGTGGTGGAACACACAATCCAGGAGGACAAGGTGGAGCAGGTGGTTCAGGAATTGTAATAATAAGGTATAGGTTTCAATAATTATGACTAGTACAATAAAAGTAAATACAATACAAAATACATGTGGAGCAGACATTATAAAAGAGTCTAGCAACACGATAACTCTTGGAGCAAGTGGAGATACAATAACACTAGCATCGGGAGCATCACAAACAGGATTTGGTAGAACAGGAGCAGTTGACTGGCAGACCACAGAAAAAACATCAGATTTTACAGCTGTAAATGGTCAAGGATTTTTTGTAGATACAACAAGTGGAACGGTAACGGTAACTTTACCATCTTCACCTAGTGCAGGAAACATTGTAGCTATTTCAGATTACAATTCTAAAGCTGCAACTAATGCTATTACAATAGCAAGAAACGGATCTAACATTAATGGAGCTGCTAGCAATCTAACAATTTCTAAAGCTAATTCAGCAGTTGAATTAGTATATGTTGATTCAACAGCTGGTTGGCAGACAGTAACTACTTCAAATGTATCTGATATATTAAATACAAACCTTGTGGCAAGTGGTGGAACAGAAACAGAATCTGGCAATTTTAAAATTCACACGTTTACAAGTCCAGGTACTTTTACAGTAACAAACGCAGCTAGCGGCACAGATGCACCAAATAATGTTGTATCATATTTCGTTTTAGGTGGTGGTGGAGCAGGAGCGGCTGGTGACAGATCTGGTGGTGGTGGAGCTGGTGGATTTAGAGAATTTAAAGGTAGTTCAGATTGTTATTCAGCAAGTCCTAAAAATGGTAACCCAGGAGGAACAGCTATTACAGTTACAGCTCAAGCTTATCCAATCACAGTCGGAGCAGGAGGTGCAACAACACCAGGTGCTCCAGGATCTCCAGGATTTGTAGCAGGTAACGATGGAAGTGTTTCAACTTTTTCAACAGTTACATCCGCTGGTGGTGGTGGAGGTGGAGGTCCATGTGCTGGTAGATCAGGTGGATCCGGTGGTGGTGGTAGTCATAACAACAAATCAGGAGGATCTGGTAATACGCCTCCCGTTAGTCCACCTCAAGGAAATAATGGTGGAGCAGGAAACTTTAATGTAAACGCTGGTTCAGGCGGTGGTGGTGGAGCAGGCGCTGTAGGACAAGCTGCTTGTGGTTCACCTCCAGGTAGAGGAGGAAACGGTGGATGTGGAATGGCTACATCAATTACAGGAAGTCCCGTAACCTATGCTGGTGGTGGCGGTGGATCAGGAGACGCAGGTCCTAGATCAGGAGGACCAGGCGGCGGCGGTGCTGGAGCAGTTCCAGGACCTACAGGAGGACCAACAGGAGGTCAAGGTGTTGCAGGAACAGCAAATAGAGGCGCTGGTGGTGGAGATTCTGGTTTAAGTTCTACAGGTGCTCCTTTTAATGGTGGCGCTGGAGGATCAGGAATAGTTGTGATAAGGTATAAATTTCAAAGTTAGGTAAATTATGAGTGAAGTAAAAGTAAATAAAATTAGTCCAAGAACAAATTGTGGAACAGTCACATTAGGAGATAGTGGAGACACTATTACAATTCCTAGTGGTGTAACAATTACGAACAATGGAACGCAGACAGGATTTGGTCGTACTGGAACAGTAGACTGGCAAACAGGCTCAATTAAAACATCAGACTTTACAGCGGTAAACACACAAGGTTTTTTTGTAGATACAAATAGTGGAGCAATTACAGCTACCCTACCTGCTGGTTCTGCTGGTGCGATTATATCTTTTCAAGATTACAGAAATACTTTTGATACAAATGCTTTAACAATTTCACCAAACGGTTCAGAAAAAATAAATGGTGGAGAAGGTGATGTCGTTTTAAACACTGAAGGAGAGGGTTTAACTTTAGTTTATATTGATGGAACTATTGGTTGGAGATCAATTCAAGATAATGTTTTTGCAGACCAAGGTGCAAATTTCTTAACAGCAACTGGAGGTAATGCGGTTGTAACTTGCGGTAATTTTAAAACACATATATTTACAGGTCCAGGAACTTTCTGTGTATCATCTTTAGGTGGAGGCACACCTTCTAATCCTAATAACGTAGATTATTTAGTAGTAGCAGGTGGAGGTGGAGCAAACGGAGCCGGTGGTTTTAGAATGTCTAACGTGCATGGTTTACCAAGTCCAACTACGTCACCATTGGCTAATCCTACAGGAATCACAGCTACAGTATCAGCTTTTCCAATTGTGGTTGGTGCAGGTGGAGCTCAAGGAGGAAATCCAGGATCAGTCTCAAGTTTTTCAACAATAAGTTCTGCAGGTGGTGGAGGAGGATCTGGTGCAAGTGGAGGATCTGGTGCAAGTGGACAAGCTTATGCACCTAATACTGTTGCTGCAGGAGCAGGCAATACTCCTCCAGTGAGTCCACCACAAGGAAATCCAGCAGGTTCAATTACAGGTTTGGCAGGTCCAGGCGGAGCTGATATTGCATTTAACGGTGGCGGTGGTGCAGGTGGTGCATCTAATAACATTACAGTTAGTCCAGGACCAGGAGCTTCAAGTCCAAATGCTGATGGAGGAATAGGATCTTTTATTGCTGATGCTTTTGTGGGTCCTACAGCACCAAGCTATGGTGAACCAGGTCCGGTTTCTAATACAAGATATTTTGCAGGTGGTGGAGCTGGATTTTCTCAAGTTGGTGCATCTTTTGTGGAGGGTGGCGTAGGTGGAGCAGGTGGTGGTGGAGATGGTAATACGGCACCAATGCCAAGTGCAAATGGTGAAGGTGGAACCAACACGGGAGGTGGTGGAGGAAAAGCATATAGTAATAATGATATGGCTGGAGGCAGTGGAATAGTGATGATAAGGTATAAATTTCAATAGTTGAATGGTAATTAAAATTAATATATAAGGAGAAACATTATGGCACATTTTGCAAAACTAGGAGCTAACAGTAAAGTTATTCAAGTGTTAACTATGGATAACGAAGAAATGAAAGATAGTGATGGTAAAGAAATTGAAGCATTAGGTCAGCAATGGCTTGAAAGACACAATAACTGGCCAGCACAAATGTGGATTCAAACTTCTTATAACACTGTAAATAATACACATAAATCTGGCGATAACTCAAAAGCATTTAGAGGAAACTATGCAGGTATAGGATACCTTTGGGATGAGGATGATCAAATTTTCTGGCCTAAAAAACCTTTTTCTAATTGGGTAAAAAATTACACAACAGCAACCTGGGAGTCGCCAATAGGCCCTGCCCCGGAACTGACAGAAGAGCAACAATCACAAAATCAAGCATACACTAATAGATGGCATTATGTTTGGAATGAAGATACCCAAGCGTGGGATTTGACAGACGATATGGTCTAATATATATTTGGTGGTGGTATGCAAAAGAAAGTATTAACAGAACAAGCTTTATATTATGGCGATGTGTCAATGCCTAAAGATTGGGACATTGATCGAGATAAATTATCAGGCGACATTTTACAATCAGTAATTAACAATAAAAATTTTCCGTTCTCACGAACGTTTGATATGTTGAATACTTATATGAGAGACCATATAAATTTAGAATATGGTTTTACTTTAATTAATAAAAATACTTGGGGAAATATTTATAAGCCTCAAGAAACTACAACACCATTATTAAATATAGATCCTTTAGATTTAAGGAATTCTCCTGATTATACTTTTTTATATGGTGTGCGTGTTGAAAATTGTATGGTTAGAATACACTATGAACATAATAGACGTAAAGGAAGAAGCTGGGATATACCATTAGAAAATAATATGTTTATCATGTTTCCATCTACTAATATGTATTACTTAACTAATAATCAAAAAAATAGTTTAAACACTGTATTAACTACAACTTATGAATATATCTAATCACTATTGGTATTTTAAATCTGCACTTACACCTAGATTTTGTGATGATGTAATAGAATATGCATTACAACAAAAAGAAGTATTAGCTAGAACAGGTGACTATGATAAAAAAGAATTATCAAAAGAAGATGTTAAAAATATACAGAAAAAAAGAAAGTCTGATTTAGTGTGGTTGAATGATACCTGGATATACAAAGAACTACATCCTTATGTGCACGATGCAAATAGATTAGCTGGTTGGAATTTTGATTGGGAGAGAAGTGAATCTTGTCAATTTACAAAATATAAATTAAACCAATATTATGATTGGCATTGTGATAGTTGGGATAAACCTTATGATAAACCAAATACACCAGAACATGGTC